AAAGATCCTTTTGAGAAGTTTAACTATCAGAAGGAAAGCAAGGAATATAAGGTGGTAAGTATTACACCAACAAGTATTCCTGGCGTTCAGCGTCTATGGGTATTGAACACAAAGTATAAGTGGGTAGGTTACTATGAAGCAGAAATGGGTAAAAAGCTTGCTGTTTCTGGTACATCTATTAATAACTTTGATGCAACGAAGTCGTTCTTTAAGCGTCTTCGTAAGCCTGAAGAGTTCCTAAAGCTTGTAGGTAATGTTCCGGAAGCAAAACTTCTACGGACATTCCAAGAACTAAAAACGGATCAAAACGCTATTAGGTCCAGAATTAACGAAGATACAATTCTTCTTCGTGTAGTTAAATAATTGATTTCACTAGAGGTAATTTATTAACAATAATTAAGTTGCCTCTAGTGAATTTTTAATGTATATATGATATACGGTTTTTGGAATAGCTTCACTCACCTACGTTCGTTCAGCGTAATGGTGAGATAAGAAAAAATAACAATAAAAGAAACCACGAGCGAGCGAAGCGAGCGAGTGATACAACATGAAAGAAAATAAATGATCTTACTTGATTATTCAGGTGTAGCAATTGCTTCTATTACATCTCAATTAGTCCGTGATAAAACTAAAAATTTTGACGAGCAATTAGGCCGTCATATCATTCTCAACAATATTAGAACAACTCGCAATAAGTTTAAAAGTAAATTTGGAGAAATCGTTTTATGTATTGACGATTATTCTTCTAGTTACTGGCGAAAAGATTATTTTCCTTATTACAAGCATAGTCGTAAAAAGAAATATGAAACAGGTATAGATTGGAACGCAATTTATAACATTCTCAATAATGTTAGAGAAGAACTGCGTGAGTATTTTCCTTATAAAATAATTCAAGTTCCTAAATGTGAGGCAGATGATATTATAGGGACATTATCTTTTAATGCAGTTGAACCAACCGTTATCATTTCAAAAGATGAAGATTTTCAACAACTACGTTCAAAAGAGCGTGATATTTTTCAATATATTTACACTAAGAAAGCTTTTGCGTCAAGCGTAAATGTAGAAAAAGCTCTTAAAGAGAAAATTATTCGTGGTGACGTAGGAGATGGTATTCCTAATATTCTTTCACCAGATGATACATTTGTAACAGGTGGAAGACAGAAGAAATTATCAAACAAAAGTGTTATTGAATGGTTAAATAAAGATCCGAAAGATTTTTGTTCAACACCAGAAATGCTACACAATTATCATCGTAATGAATTGTTAATTGACTTATCAAAAATTCCCGAACAATATAAGAATAATATTCTAACTGCTTATAATGATGCGACTATAAATAATCGTAGCAAGTTAATGAATTATTTTATAAAATATAAACTTCGTAATTTATCAGAATATTTGGGAGAATTTTAATTAGTCATGCGTGCAAAAACAATTTATAGTATTTTAAAAGAAGCGTCTGAAATACCTCAGATAGAACAGCGTAGAAAATTTTTAAGAGATCATGATTCCCAACCATTAAGATTAGTATTTAAATATGCATTAGATACAGGTATAGAATGGTTGCTACCAGAAGGTGATCCACCTTATAAAATAAACGAAGAAGTAGATGCTCATGGAAATCTATTTTCTAATATTAGAAAATTATACCTTTTCGTAAAAGGTGGTAATGATAATTTAACAAAATTAAAAAGAGAAATGCTTTTTATTCAGTTACTGGAAACAGTACATCCTGATGATGCAAAGTTATTACTCTGTATTAAAGATAAAAAATTACCATTTAGATTTAATCCAGCGTTTGTAGCAAAAACATTTCCCGGTCTACTATCTCAACATATAAAAGAAAATGAACCTGAGGAGTAAAATGAGTAAATCTCGTAAACGTGATTCTATTGATAGATTTTTTGGTTATGATGGATTTGATACACATCGTAAAACGAGTAATACAGCACAAGAACATGAGCAACATCGAAAAGAAAAACGAATAAAAAACGCTCTTCGATCAAGAAATGTTAGTGAATTATTAGAAGAAGATCAGGAAGAGTATTATGCATAATATGGTATTGTTTTTTCTAGCAGTTGTTTTAATGTTTTTACTCTTTAACGTATCAGTAAGAATTGGGTTTGATCAAGGTAAAAATGCTTGGATTAAAAAAATGGTCGATACAGGTGTAATTACACTCAAAGATAATATTATTATTCCAGGTCAAGGTACTCTTCCATTAAAAAAGAAAAAGTAAAATGCCAACATATACATTTAAAGATAAAGATACTCAAGCTGTGTTTGACAAACAAATGCCAATGTCAGAGCGAGAACAGTATTTAAAAGATAATCCTAATTTAGAACAATTAATAGTAAATCCTCTTGCAATTGGAGATTCTATTAGATTAGGATTAAGAAAACCTGATGATGGTTTTAGAGATGCTTTACGTGAAGTGAAGAAAAAGCACAAACACAACACTATCAACGTAATATAAGTAGAAAGCAATGACCCAACAAAGTAATAGACTAACTAAAAGAGAACGTAGAATACAAAGAGCTCAACGTCATAAAGAGCAACAAACAGCTAATTTTCTGAATAATAATATAAAAGATATTCAACCTAAAAATGAAAATCAAGCTCGTGTATTCGATTCCTTTGAAAAAGGAAAAGCTCTTTTGATGTGTGGAGCTGCAGGAACTGGTAAATCATTTTGCGCGATTTACCTTGCGTTAAAAGATGTTCTGACAAATCCAGCATGTAAACAAAAGACAGTAATTATTATCAGATCAATTGTACCAACAAGAGATGTAGGTTTCTTACCTGGTAATGCAAAAGAAAAATCTCGCCAATATGAAAGCCCTTATTACTATATTTGTAATGAATTATTTGGTAGAGCTGATGCATATGATATTCTTAAGCAAAAAGGCGTTATTCAGTTTGAGACAACTTCATTTGCTAGAGGTATGACATTTGATAACGCAATTGTTATTCTTGATGAATTTCAAAACACAGTTGATCATGAATTAAATACTATTATTACACGTATGGGTAAAAATTCACGCTTGATTCTATGTGGTGATAATAAACAAGATGACTTAAAGAAGGAATCAACAGGCTTTTATAAATTCTATAAAATTGCTGAGCGTATGAAATCATTCAGTATCATTCATTTCGAGTTGGATGATATCGTAAGATCAGCTTTCGTAAAAGAATATCTAATTCAACGTCATTTATATGAAGTTGATCAAGAAAAAGCTGATTTTATGCATAATGAATTACGATAATTGGTTATTTAAAAAACTAGATTATTCTTGGAACGGGGGTAGTATAGTTGAATCTAAAGATGAAAATAACAGAAGGGTTTATGTAACACCGGAAGGTAATAGATACCCTTCTGTTACTACAGTTATCTCTGCTAGAGAAAAGCCAGAATTAAAAAAATGGAAAGAAAAAGTAGGGGTAAAAGAAGCTGAAGCAATAAAAAAAAGAGCTGGTAATAGAGGTACAAAAGTACATAAATTAGCAGAATATTATATTACTAATGATCCTCTATTTACAGAAGTTGTTAAAGATCCTTTTATACAACCTATATTTCAAAAAATAAAAGAAAAATTAGATCTTTCATTAAAAGGAATATATGATACAGAAGTTGGCTTGTATTCTGATTATCTTAGAACGGCAGGTCGTTGTGACTTAATATGTGATTATAGTTATGTATTAAAATGTAATGATAATATAGAAAGTTATTATGAACCTGTAATTTTAGACTTCAAATCTAAAAATAAATTCATAAAATACGGTTTATATAAAGAATATTATAAGCAAATAGCAGCTTATAAAGTAATGTGGAAAGAAAGAACAGGGATAGATATTAAAAAAGGTGTAGTTATATATGCTACAGATTCATGTGAATTATATGAAGAAATTTTTGATATAGATCCATGGATAGAAGAGTTTAAGAAAGATAGAGGACTCTTCTTCAAAATAAATGGATATTAAAAAATATTCATTTGCATTATACCTGAAAATAGCCTATATATAGATTGAA